CATTTTAACAAACTACAAAAAGTTATGTGGAAATTATTATTAGGAATAGAAATTATAGATATAAATGAAGAATTTTAAAATACATAGGAAAAGAGATGATATATATGTTAATAAGCTCAAATAAATTTGATAAAAGTGAGAGCAAATATGAATGTGATAGGTGTAAAAAAGAGTTATCTATTAATACGAGAATATCAATATACACTAAAGTAGCATACGATAATCCTAGAAAAAGATGGGATTTATGCCAAAAATGTTATACAGCATTAGTAAGAGGAATAAACAAAAATAAGTAGGAGGTACTAAAGATTATGACTAAGGAACAATTAAATAAAAATAAACAAGAATTAAAAGATTATATATATAATAAAAAATGGATAGAAGGAAGATTAAAAGACATCGAAGAAAGAAAATCCTTATTAAATAAAATAACAACAACTTTATCTGATATGCCAAAAGGAAGTCCTAAAGTACAAGACAATCAAGTAGAATCTTTAGTAAAAATATTAGATGAAACTAAAGAATTAGAAAATCTATTATTGGAATTAAGAAAGCAACAAGTTGATATAGAATATAAAATAGATAAAGTTGAGCAACCATATAGAAATATACTTTACTTTAGATACATAAGAGGTTATAATTTAACAGAGGTTTCAAATGAGATAGACGAGGAATATGATTATACAAGAAAATTACATGGAATAGCATTAATTAAATATGCAAAGGTAGGAGAAAATAAATGAATGATGTTGTAAATAAAAATATGTATTTTAAGGAAGACAAACCATATTACATATATATCCATACTTGCCCTAATTATATGACTTATGTTGGAGTTAGCCGAAACCCAAAGCAAAGGTGGAATAATGGAGAAGGATATAAAGATAATGAAAGATTTTATCAAGCAATAAAAAAATATGGATGGGATAATATAAAACATGAGATAGTTGCAACTACATATTATAGAAAATTTTCTCAACAAATTGAAAGAACAATAATAACAGATTTTAAAAAGAAAAAATTATCATATAATGAAAATAATATTGAAAAAATTCTATTAGACAATAAGAGCGTAAGAAAAGTACCTTTGAAAAAAGTAGCTCAATATGATAAAGAAGGAAATTTAATAAGAATTTATGAATCTGCAAGTGAAGTATGGAGAGAGTTAAGAATTTCACCATCTGCAATACAAAGTTGCTGTAGAGGTAGAATAAAAATGACAGGTGGATACATATGGAAATATGTATAAAAAATAAAAAAAATATAAATTTTTCACAAAAGTGACGGAAAGTGCACAATGATATGTGTTAATATATTAATAGCAATACAAATAAAGAGATTGCAAAATCAAAGAAAGGGAAAAGCCTTTCTTTAAAGGCCTTAAATTGCATACTTAGAAATAAGTCATTAGTCCATATGCAACATCTACTGAAACTTTGCAGTGCTTTATTACAATAAAGTTTTCTAGAAACTGTAGTAAAGTACCTGCCAAAATAAGAAATCGAAGAGTTTGTTATAGATTTATTTTATAGCAGGCTCTTTTATTATATCTAAAATTTATATAATTGTATGTAGTGATATATAAAAGACAGATACGGCGAAAAGGTTAAATATATTGATTGGTCGCTAAATTGGTATATTTTGTCGGTTGGGCGAAAGAAAAATTAGAGTAATTAACTAATTCATCCTTTATATCATTACATAGAGTTATATAAATATTTTGAATTTCCCATTATTTACCTATCTACCAAGTTGTAGAAAAGGCTTCCAAAGATGTACATATTGATATATGTGCATTTTTTGTTATATTTCGGAATAGTGAAATGGTATCACAAGAGGTTTTGGCTCTCTTATTCTTAGTTCGAATCTAAGTTCCGAAGCCAAATGTAAATAGTATGCAGAGCATTATAGCTAATTTGAGGCAATTCGCCACTAGAAAAAAGGAACTAGGATTAGTTATTCTTCCTCAAATGCTTTGCATAGTGTTTATATAATTTACATAGTAAAGGAAAAAGAAATGAGTAGATTTATAACTATAATAGATGGTGAATATAAAGAAGAAATAGAAAGTATGGAAGTATGCAAATGGAAATATAATGAGATATGCTGCAACGATGAATGCGATTGTTTAGGAGATTATCCAAATTCAATATATTTAGGTTGCGAATGTAGTTCAATAAAAGACTGCGAGCATTTTGAAAAAGAAGATGGAATAATAACATAAGTTACAAAAGAGGTATTAAGTATGAAGATAGAAGAAATATTAAAATCAAAAGATATAGAAACATACAATAAACTAATATCAAGATATAACTACAAAGAATGTATGAAAAGAAAATGTAAGGTTTGCAAAAATAAGAAAGAGTGTTTTAAAAATGAAAGAAACAACAGTGTTAAATAATATAAGTAAACTAGCAGATAAAATAAATTACAAATACTTGTATGTAGAAATAGATACAGGTAAAGATAAATATACACTAGAGAAAGATAATAACAGAAAAATAGGATTTGATGCTGGAGGAAATAATGAATATAAATCAAAACATAAATAAATTATTATATGCATTAAAACAAAAAGGACAGTTATACAAATTAAATAGTTTTCAATTCTATTCAGAAAAGAACGATAAATATAGTACAAAATATCAAGTGTTAAAAAGAGAACTAGTACCATACTTAAATGAAAACATGGAAATAGAATATAGAGAAAAATATAACGAGGATTATGATTGTTACAGCAAAATAGATTTAATGAAATATCTAGCAGAAGAATATAGAAAAGGAAGTGAGGCAGATGAAAAATGAAATAAAACAATTAACAATAAAACAACAAAAATTTGCAGACTTGTATATAGAAACAGGGAATGCAACACAAAGTTATATTGATGCAGGATATAAAGCAACAAACAGGAAAGTTGCTGAAGCAAATGCAAGAAAATTACTCGCAAATCACTCGGTACAAAATTATATAGAAAATAGAATGAGAGTATTGCAACAAAATACAATAGCCTCACAAGAAGAAGTATTAGAATATTTAACAAGAGTTATGAGAAACGAAGAAAAAGACCAATTTGGATTAGATGCATCATTAAAAGATAGAACAGAGTGTGCAAAATTATTAGGACAAAAATATGGAACCTTTAAAGAAAAATTAGATTTAACTGGAAAACTTCCAGTGGTGATACAAGATGATATTACAGAATAGATTATTAACACATGAAAAGCAAGAAAATGTAAATAAACTTTCATTGCAAAGTATAGTTGGAAAAGGATATGCAGAATATTGGCATTGTAAATGTAGATATAGAGTATGTAAAGGTTCAAGAGCAAGTAAAAAATCAAAAACAACAGCATTATGGATTATATCTAATATGATGAAATATAAAGAAGCAAATACATTAGTTATAAGAAAAACATATAGGACATTAAAAGATAGTTGTTTTAAAGAATTAAACTGGGCAATACATAGATTACAAGTAGATGATTTTTGGAGTATAAAAGAAAGTCCATTAGAAATTACATATAAACCAACAGGACAAAAGATATACTTTAGAGGATTAGATGACCCATTAAAAGTAACATCAATAGCAGTTGATATTGGAGTGTTATGTTGGCTATGGATAGAAGAAGCATACGAAATAACAAAAGAAGCAGATTTTGATATTATAGATGAAAGTATAAGAGGAAGTGTTCCAGAAGGTTTATTCAAACAAATAACGATAACACTAAATCCTTGGAATGAACATCATTGGATAAAGAAAAGATTTTTTGATACACCAGATGAAGATACATTAGCGATGACAACAAACTATATGTGCAACGAGTGGTTAGATGAAGCAGATAAAAAAGTATTTGAACGAATGAAAAAGAATAATCCTAGAAGATATCAAGTTGCTGGATTAGGTAATTGGGGTATAGTTGATGGATTAGTTTATGAAAATTGGAAAGAAGAAAAATTTGATTTAAACATCATAAAGAATTTAGATAGTGCTTTTGGGTTAGATTTTGGATATACAAATGACCCAACAGCACTTTTTTGTGGAGCAATAGATTTAAAAAATAAAAAAATATATGTATTTGATGAATTATATAAAAAAGGATTAAGTAATAAAGCCATATATGAAGAAATAAACCAAATGGGATATTCAAAAGAAAGAATAACAGCAGATAGTGCAGAACCAAAATCAATAGATGAATTAAAAGGATTAGGCTTAAGGAGAATAACAAGTGCAGTAAAAGGAAAAGACAGTATAAACAATGGTATTCAATTTATACAAGATTTTGAAATAATAGTTCATCCTAGATGTGTGAATTTTATAACAGAAATAAGTAACTATACATGGGATGAGGACAAGTTTGGAAACAAGATAAATAAACCAATAGATGATTTTAATCATCTGATGGATTCAATGAGATATGCAGTTGAGAGATATATAAAGAAACAAACGATACAATTTAGTAATAATTCAATATTATAGGAGAAAATATGAAAACAAGTTATATTATATACACAAATAATAGTGAAGAAAAAATAAGTGAATATATAAATAAGTTCAAAGAATTATGGGGTAACGATGA